GAAAATATAACATATATAGAATGTGTATATATATATCCCAAAAACATGGTGTATTGTATATACATATTATTATATATATAGATGTAATATTGGTATATGTGTATATATGATATATTTTTAATATTTTTTAAGATATTTTAAAGATATTTTAAAGATAAAATGTTAATATTTTAGGATATTTTAAGAATAAATATATATAATTTATATATAATTTAAATGAAATATGAATGTTATAGGTGTGGGTGGACCACGCATATAAAAACAAAAATGTCTAATCATTTGTTACGTAAATTTACATGTAATAATACATTAAATAAAATAAAAATAGATGATTGTAAAGAATCTATTTTATGTGGTAAAAGTTATGAAGAATACAAAAATGTAACCAAAATAGAACAAAATGTAACCGAAATAGAACAAAATGTAACCGAAAATAGCGAAAAGAATAAAAGTTTTGAATGTAAATTTTGTGAAAAAAAATATAAATTTAGTCAATCATTAAGTAGACATTATAAAAAATGTAAAGAAAAACAAGAAAATGAAGAAGCAAAGGATTCAATGAATAAATTAGTAAATTTATTAAATGATCAATTAAAAGAACAAAATAATCAGATAAAAGATTATAAAAAGGAATTAGATAAACGAGATAAAGAATTAGATAAACGGGACAAACAAATAGATGAATTAATCAAAAAAGCAGGAATAAATAATAATAATATAACCCAAAATATACAGAATAACATAAAATTGTTAGCTTATAAAGACACCGATTTAAGTACTTTAAAAGAAAAAGACATTATAAAATGTATGCATCATAGTAATATGTGTGTACCTCATTTAATAAAAATGATACATTTGAATCCGAAGAAACCAGAAAATCATAATGTATATATATCGAATCTAAAAAATGGGTATATAATGGTATATAATGGTGAAAAATGGGATACATTAAATAGAGAAGAAGTAATTGAAGATATGATAAATGATAATGAATGTATAATTCAAGATAAAGTGGAAGATTGGATTGAGAATGGGATAAATTATCCAATTATAATGAAGAAATTTGAAAGATATCTAGAGAAAAAAGAGAAAAATGTTGTATTAAATAAGATTAAAGAAGAAATAAGATTAATGTTATTTAATAATAGAAATTTTGTTTATTCTGTAAATAAATAAATTTAATGAATTTAATGAACTTAATGAATATAATTAAATAATATTTAAAAATTTTATTTAATTATAAATTAATATTAATGTTGTTTTTTCAAAAACAAGGTTTAAATATATCTGATATTTTTCTTTTAATAATATCTCTGATAATTACATTTTCTTCTACTTTATTAAAATTACTTCTTTCAGCAGCTTCTTCGTCTTCTATATATTCTGAATTCATTACATATTCTGTATCTAATAATAAACTACATAATCCAGTACCACCTGAAATAACTCTACCAGCCATAATTCTAGATGATACACTTCTCATTTGATCTACTTCTCCAAATAATGCAGCTTTTGTTAATTGTTCTATTGGCATTTCAAATGATGCTCTTGATAATGGATCAGTGTCTAGTTTATTAATACCATGTCTATCAATAGATGACAATATTCCTAAATTTGTGATTGTGTCAACTAATATTGATAAATGATGGAAATTTAAATTATATTCATTAAAGACTTGATAAAATTCTTTTAATAAAGCATTTCTAGCTGCTTCAATACCAAAGTATTTATTAATAGTGTTAATTTCGTTACAATATGTTCTATTAAAATCGATTCCATCTAAATGTCGTATGTCTGTCATATTAATACCTTCTGTATAGATGACGACTTCGTGAGTTTCTTCAAATTCTTTATTTTTATTATCGAAACTAATTAATCTACTATTATTGTCTATATTTGTTCCGATTATATCATCAATTCCTTTTAATTTAAAGTTGTCTATAATCCAGTTATTTATATTTAATAATAAATCATAATCAAAATCAATAATATCAAATCTAATGTGAATGACTGGTTCGTCATTATTATCAAAATTAGATAACACACATGTTCCAACTATTGAATTTATTATTTGTTTTTCAGATTTTTTAATTCCTTTCAAATCTCCAATATAATTTTTGTAAAATTTCAAGTAACTTGATTTAATATCCAATGTCGTTACATTTTTTTCTATAATTTTATCTCTATCCAATTTAATTCTTAGTAACCATGCCATATCCTCGTAATTCTTCTTTGTGGATTTTAAATTTACAAAAAATGGATTACTTACATTATCTTTTTTTGTATATCCTGTATTATTTGTATCTAAATCATATATCATCTCAAAACTTGTTATCAAATCTTTAATTTTTGTATGTTGAATACTGGATGCAATTAGATTTGCTTTATCATCATCCTTTTGGAATTTTTTTTCTAAATAAATATTCATTACTGGAGTCTTAATATTCTTGGTTGTCCGTGTTAATTCCTCTACGCGAGGAACACCTTGCATCTGCGTAGATCCTGAACCAGTTGCATGGAAGGTGTTAAGTGTATTATGCACTAAAATGCCACCTAAAGTTAAAAATGTTTGATTACCAGGTACTGTGAAATCATAAACATATTCTTTTGGATCATCAATATTGACTATTTCAACAATTTCATCCCAGATAACATCACTGTTATATGCTTGTTTAAGAATATTGATTTCTCTGGTTACAACTGGATTTGATTTGTTGGCTTCTTCAAAGATCTTAATATATCTACCAAGTGTACCTCTACCAATTGAAGATTTATTTTTCCATCTACCATAATTACGACTTTGACCTGGTAACTTCAAGTCTTTGCCACATGTTGCAATTAAGTTTCCAAGGTTTGGTATCTTATCAATATATTCTGCTTTATCATGTGCATTATCTCTGTGTGTATATTCTATTAAATTCATTATCTTTTCTAACTTCTCTGGATCATCAGTACCAATCTCTTCATAATATTGATCTACATACTTGTATGGAATTATGTAATGATATAATTCACTGCCTCCTTTGTCTTTCTCAGTGACATAATTAACACAAATACCTTTATAAGCATATAATAGACCTAATTCTTGAATGAGTTGTTCACTGCGAGAGCATCCTCTGAAATAATGATGTAATTTATCACATTGTACATTTCCATCACCATCAAAGTAACCTCTTAAAAGGCCTTTAGTGAATTCTTCAGGTGCTGCAAATGCAAAGTCTGGAACCATTTTGTGGAATGATCCTTTTTTACACGTTTCTATTAAGAATTCAGCTAATGGCTTGTTAGTGAATTTAGTATCTTGTGAAGGACCATATTCACCTTTTTTATCTATAACTTTAGCATTTTTATTGAACAATTTTGCAAATTTTATTGTATTTTCTTGGAAATGTTTCTTAATACTTGTAATTACAATTGTATTATTAGAAACATGACCTTCGGCTAAATAAGCTCCGATAAACCATCCAAATAATTCATTAAGTTCGATTTGTTTATCACCAATTTTGACTGAGTTAATTCTTGGTAAATCGAGTTTGATATTTTTAGCAACTGGAATACGGTGTCCTATTTGAAGTTCTGAACCCAGTGCAGGGACTACTTTATCCTCTGTTCTAATTAAATGACTATGAGAATATGTTGTAGTAATCTTTCTACCACTTCTAGTTTTAATTTCCATTAGATCACCATTAGTTGGATGTTTACTTACATGTGATATTTTATTTAGTTTAGTAGTTTCATCATTACCTACACCCACAATGTAATAATTATTAACGTCATTTTCTAATAGAGTTTCATAACTATCTTCATGTCCAGTTGAAAATGTATTTTCTGGATGTTTTTCCATTAAGTTTTCACAGAAATTTTGTATTGTTCCTTTGTATATTTTAGTTTTAGACGATGATTTGTTCTTTTCTACAATTAACATTTCTGTAGACCCTAATACCGACATTTGTGTTGATGGTTCGCCGATATGTTGTGCAGCCAAACAACCAACCATTTCTCCAGGTTGCATTTGTGATTTCTTGAAATCTTTAATAATTTGTTCGACTAGAATATCAAACTTATATTTACTGAATTTATACTCGAATATCACCTTTTTGGGGCATAAATATTCATATAAACAATATTTGAATAAAGTCTTTGATCTATTTTCATCTTTTAATTTAACAGAATCTTCATCATTTAAAATGTTATCATTAAATGTAATTAGTTGTGTAATTTCAGGTTTAAGAATATAATTAATTTTATCTAAAATATACTGAGGTGAACAAAATTCATTTGTATCTTTTTCTCTAATATTATTAATTTCATCATTGATAAGTCTATGTAAATTGACAGGAAACTGATATTCAGTTAATAATGTTTTATAATTTAAACTTATTACACGTTGAGTAATTCTCATTAAATCCCTAAATCCCAATAATTCTTTCATATAATTCTCGTTTAATTGTTTAACAACAGTTGATGATAATTTACATTCCTTAATTACTGTTTTAATTTCACTCTCTGAAAATGTATATTCTTTTTCTATATCAGAATTACTTTTAGCTATAGTATTTAAAGTTAAAGTTTTTAATCTTGTATGATCTAAATTAAAATCACTATAAACATATTGCAATACAATATTCATTCCTGTTCTTACCGTACCATCATATTTTAATCCAAGATCTTCTAAACCTTTCATTAACTTACGAGCAATATATCCAGTTTCTGCTGTTTTAATTGCAGTATCGATAAGACCTTCTCTTCCTGTAATATGATGGAAGAAAAATGCTTGAGGAGATATTCCATCAAGATATGAGTTTTCAATATAGCCTCTAGCTAATGGAGTATCATCATTTTGGAAAAAATGAGGTAAAGTTCTATTATTAATATCTTTTTGAATTCTTTCTTTTTTGAAAATATCCTGACCTAAAGCACCCATAATTTGCATAAGATTTACTTCTTTACCTTTAGCACCAGAGTTTGTCATAATAAAGAAGTTGTTATCATCATCAAGCTCTTTAACAACCATACTTTGAATATCACCTTTTTGAGCAGATAAATTACTTTTAATACTTTGTTCGAAAACATCAGCATCTAATAATTCTGGATTATTTTCAATTTCTGTAATTAAATGTTGTATTTCTAATTTTTTTTTTTCTACTTCTGTTATTATTTTAATTTTAGCTTCTTTATTAATGTAACAATCTTTCAGACCTACCGAAAAACCATCATACAAAAGCCAATTTACATTCAATTTCTGAATATTTGTAATGTAATCAGCTGTAATTTTTACACCATGTCTATCCCAACAGTTAGTAATAATATTTTTATTAGATCCTTTTCTCATTTGACCACTTATTATATCTCCATTTTTAACTGATACAGGACCTTCCACATTTATACCTTCAGGTATAATATAATTATATAATTGTGTTCCTGTATATTCCTTATTCTTCTCAATATTTAATTTACTATAATCAATTTCAACCGTATGAACAAGTATATTCATCATATCATGCCAATTCACTTTACTATCATGACTTGTTATTTTATATGTACCTAAAACTGAATCCTGTACTGGTACAATAATTGGACTACTATCTTTTGGAGAGATAATATGTTTATTTACATCAGCTATCATTGCTAACTCTGTTTGTGTTTGTATGCTTTGTGGAGCAAATAAATTCATTTCATCACCATCGAAATCTGCATTGTAAGGTGGAGTTACATTCACATTCAATCGAAAAGTATTAAAACGATCATCATCGATAATCTTAGCTCTATGACACATCATACTAAGTTTATGTAATGATGGTTGTCGATTAAATAATACAGGATCGCCATTATATAAATGTCTCTCGACTATATCTCCATACTTTAATCTAAGTGTTTTTTTTCTATATCTTAAATCATATTCTCGAATATTAGAACTACCCAACGAACTACCTTGAATAACGAAATTTGCTCCAGGGTAGATATATCTACCATTTCTTACTAATTTTGTTAATCTTTCGATATTAAAAGCAGTTACTACTTCAGGAAATGTAATCTCCATAGCAATTCTTCTTGGTATACCTAATTCATTTAATTTTAAATTAGGGTCAGATGTAATAACAGAACGTGCCGAGAAATTTACACGTTTTCCCATTAGATTTTGTCTAATTCTTCCTTTTTTAGACTTTATTCTTTCTGAAATACTTTTAAATTTTTTACCTCCAACTTTTTGTTCAGATGTTAAAAATGAACTCTTATCATTATCAAAATATGTTACTATATGATATTGTAAAAAATTATTTAAATCAGTGCCATATCTGGATTCTTCTCCATTTACTAATTCTTTTTCTCGTTGTTGCCTAAGTTTTTCATTAGATTTTATAATATCTGCTAATTTATGTGTTAAATCATCTTCATATGTAGATGAAGCTAGATAATCAGCCCTGAGTGAGGGCCGAATTGCAACAGGAGGTATTGGAAAATTAGTTATAAGCAAGTCTTCTGGTCTAAATAATGTTGGATTAAAACCAAGTAATTTAAAATCATCATCACTTATATTTCTAAAAATATTATATACATCTGTCGCTGTTAAAATTTCTTTAATGGGTTTACCAGCTTCAATTTCACCATCTTCATTAACTATATTACTTAAGTTAGTTTCAGCAACTAAATATAAAGCCCCACTGTTTTTTTTTTTTTCATCTTTTATTTTAGGAACAGGAATCCCAACATCACTTATATGTATTCCTATTGATAATTTTTTAATTTCATTAAATCTTTTCCTACCTTTATATATTCCAACTATTCTATTTAATTCTTCTGGTACTTTATGTGCTAGTAATCGAGAACTTCTTAAACAAATACAATTTAAAATAGTTTTTACAGTTGTAAAAAAACCATAATGAAAAACAGGAGATACAAGTTTTGTATGACCAAAATGACCAGGACAATCTTTCGCACCTAGACCACAATAAGCACAATCTAAATTAGAATCTGTTATACCTAATCTAGTATCAACCAATCCTCCTCTTTTAGGTTCTGAATTTTCATATGATTCAGGTAAATTAATACCATAAGGATCTTTACTAGTACTTGAATTATCTAAAACATCGTCATTTGTAAATACGGAGAATTGTATTTCTTTTATATGGTATAAATTTTCATCATATCTATATCCTGACATACTATTATATTATATATTATAGTAATATTTAAGTATATTAACAATAATAAAATCAATATTTTTTTAAATTGTTTTTACAGATTTGATAGATAAGCCGTATCAGAAAAGCTTATAATTATTGTTTAATTGGAGAAAATTAAAATTTTAAATAAATAATTCTTTAAATTTTGTATATCGAAATATTTGTATTATATTTTTATTAGTCATAAATTCTATATTTATATAACAATTTTCATTTAATTTTGATTTTTGAAAATATAATAATAAAAATATAATTAATACATTTGGATGAATTTTATATATATTTAATTTTAATTCATTAAATAATAATTCATTATTATTATGTATATATTTTATACTTTTTATTATTTTTTTAGATATTAATATATTATTAGATTTATCTCTAACATTTTTAATATATTCATTATTTACACTATATAATTTATTATCAAATATAAAATCTTGTAATAAATATCCAATTATTGTAATATTTAAAAACCATATTATTAAAGTTATTTCTACTAAAGAATTTTTTCTTAAATAATAATATCTTGTTGGTTTAATATAATCAATTATTTTATTAAAAAATAAAATATATTTTATTTTGTTCATATTCATATTCATATTCATATTCATATTTAAAAACATATGCAAAAATTTAAATAATTATTATTTAAGAAAATAATAATTTTAAGTATAAAATGAATATAATTAATAAATATATTGATTCTGACAATATGTCAGACTTCTCCGATTCTTCCAGTTCAGAATATAACGAGTTATCTCCAGAACTGGAAGAAAATATATGCGCAGAACACAAATTTAATTCTTCATGGGATATATGGTATCATCATCAAAAAAATAATTGGAAAATAAATGGTTATAAAAAAATATTTACAATTGATAATATTCAAAATTTCTGGAATTTTAATAATAACTTTGATTTAATTGGTGGTATTAATTCACAACATTATTTTATGATGCGTGATAATATCACTCCAATTTGGGAAGATACAAATAATAAAAATGGGGGATGTTGGTCCATAAAAATACCTGTAGAAAAATCATATGAATTATGGATAAAATTATCTATGTATGTAGTAGGAGAATCTTTAACAAAAAAAGATTTTTTAGTAAATGGTGTTTCAATTTGTGCAAAAAATCAAACTACAAGTGTATTAAAAATATGGATAAATAACAATCAAAATAATTCTATACAAAATTTGCCTACAGATATTTTAAATGAATATGGATTTAATATAATTTATAAGTCCCATATTCCTGAGTATTAATTTCATCATAAATATTTTTATTTGTTAAATTTTTTTCTAATAAAAATAATTTTTTATCTTTTCTCAAAAAAGTTCCAATTAAATAAAAAATGATAAAGAATATTAATGTATTTAATAATCTTCCTTCTTTTTTATTATAAATTATTAATATTTCAAATATTATTGAAGATATGAAAAAATTAATCCAACTATTTTCATAAAATTTTCCTAAAAAAAATGCTGTTAAACTTACTATAACTGTTAATATATCTATACTACCATTATCAAATATGGCTTCTCCTATAAAGTTTGATGTAAATATGCTATTTAGATAATTATTAATATCAGACATTTCAAATTTAATTATTTGAAAATCTGTTAATTTATGAGAATAAAATAACCTAAATGTCATATTTATTAAATGTAACCATAGAATATAATAATTATATACTAATGATCTGTCCATATATTATATCAATAAAATAATATTGAATTTTAATTAAGTTATATAAATAACTTAATTAAAAAAAATGGGTAACTGTATTTGTATAGACTGTTTTTTATCTAAAAAAACAAATGATATAAAATTATATAAATTAACAGGAAATTATCGAGCAAAAGTTGTAGATGTATATGATGGAGACACTATAACAATTATTATTATTAACAAATGTGGTTTTGAAAAACATAAACTGAGATTATATGGCATTGACACTCCAGAAATGAAACCACTATTATCTGATCCAAATCGTGATGAAATTAAACAAAAAGCACTTGAATCAAAAACAAAATTATCAGAATTAATTTTAAATAAAATTATAACTGTTGAACTTATGGGTACTGAAAAATATGGTCGTCTTTTAGGTAATGTATATACTAGTTATATGTATTCTAAAATAAATATAAATAAATATATGGTTGATAATAATTACGCATATGAATACTTTGGTGGTACTAAGAAAACAAATCAAATATAGCAATTTTTATATATGAATTAAGAATCATCTTCATCTTCGTCCCCATCATCGTATTCTAAACTACTTGCATCTGTTTTACTTGATAAACATAAATATATTGTACCCAATGATGCTACAAAATATCTTATAACTAATGGATAATCATTTTTCATAAAGAGATCAACATTTGCACATAAGTTAGTACATTTACAAAATGTACTTAAATATCTTAAATCATAATTACCTTGAAATATTAAATCTTCATCTTCAGTAACAATAGTTACACCATTATCAGATTCTCCAATTTCAATTTCATCACCTACTGTTTCACCTACTGTAGTTAAGATTAGTTTTTTTTTAATACTTTTTATTTCTACAACATCTCCTAAAGAATTTAGATCTCTTATTATTTTATTAAAAAAAGGTGAAGGCATATTAATAACTGTATTAAATTTTGTGGGAGGTATTTCAATTTCATATTCATCAATATCAAATAAATTTATTTTTTTAGTTGATATAAAATTATTTTGTTTATTTTCAAATTTAATTCCTAATTTATTTTCATCATCATCATTTACAAAAAATGTAATTGTATCATTATTATTCATAGTTTTCATGACCTTAAATAATAAAGAAGTATTTATACCTGCTACAAATTTATCTTTTACACATTCAAAATAATCAAAATTTACTGCATCTAATTTTAGATGTAATAATACATTATTTGACATTGCCATTGTAATAGCACCAATTCCTCCCACCATAGTTTTTTCTCCATTTTCATCAATTTCTTCTTTAGGTTTTGTAAAAACTAGATTAATATCTGGGCCTAAATCTTTTAATGCTTCACTTAATATTTTAATAACATTTGCTTGTACAGTTCGGACTTCTAAAAGTTTCATATTAATAATATAGTATAACTATTGTTTAAATTAATTTATTTTCAATTTAAACGCTATATTAATTAATTAATATATATATATTATATATATAATGCCAGAATACTATCTTGTTAATCCTGTAATAGGCGGAAGTTTAAAAACACAATTTTCAGGAAAAAATTCAATTCATGCTGCAAATGAAGTATATACAACCTTGTCAGAATATTTTAATAATGATATGCCAGAATTTTACTTTACTTTACAAGAAAAAAAATCTGAAAAAACACAAATAGGTGCAGGGAAAAATACAGATTATATTCATTTTCTAGTCAAAGAAACAAAAAAAGGTAATCAAGTAAATTATAGAGTAACAGAACATAAGATCAAAAGTGATAATTTTAAAAGATTTAAAAATGAAGTAAAAAAATTAAGTAAAAAAGCACAAATGGGAGGACATAAAAAACATCATTATGATGACGACGACTGGTTATTTGATGATGACGATGAAGATGATGATGATTATTATTTCCCAAAAATGAAAAAAAGCACAGTATTATCAAATCCAATTAGTTTTTGGTGGTATGACCCATATGTTTTTAGAATTAAAAAATACTACATTCCAACATGGGTCGCACCTTTGGCTCCACGTATAACAATTCCGACATATGTAGATTTACATTTAGATCCAAAATTTTATTAAAATAATTGAAGTAAAAAATGAAGTAAAAAACACTAATATGATGATTATTATCAAATCCAATTAGTTTTTGGTGGTATGATCCATATTTTTAGAATTAAAAAATACAACGTTCCAACTATAACAATTCCGATATATTTAGATTTATTTTATTAAATTATTATTTTATGTATATTCACAATAATAATTTATTTTAAATCTATCATCATCTGTAGTTTCTAATATAATACCTTTATCTATTGAATTAGTTAATTTATAAACTGATCCATAAAATTTAGATTGTTTATTTAATTCAAATATTTTATTCATAATCTGTCTCCATTCAATAGGATTATTTTTTGATTCTACTTTCATTTTATCTATAAATTTACCATCTTTATAAACATTCAAATATGTATAATAAATATTACCATCATATTTTGTGTTTATTTGTTTTACAGAATCATAATATTTTGGATCTAATATATTTTCTTTATTTTCTTCTATAAAAAAAAAATTATTTATTGTATCAATGACAATAGAATTTACATTATTTAATTGTTTTTTTAAATTATTCCATAATCCACCACCTATTTGATTATACATATCCTCTAAATTACCAATCTTTCCTTGTTTTTTTAAATATTCAAATAATTTTGGTTTTAAATTAATAACCCATACATTATCACCAGTTATTTCACCTGGATCCAACATTAATGTTCCCATAGGAGGACCTCCATAAAATTCATAATTTATATCTTGTATTTCATAATCTTTTTCTATTTTTGAAATAAATCTTTTTACTTTTCTTTTATCAATCGTTTTATTTGATTTAATATAAGTATCATAATCCCATTCTCCATTTCTTAATACAATCACTTTTTCAATATGAGTTACTAAACCTTTATCATTACTTATTTCAAAATTACTTATAATATTTTCTATTTTAGGTTTACTTCCAGCATATGTTGGATTTTTTATATTATCATCAATTAATGTATTATCCAAAGGACTAAATTCTTCATATTCCATATTATAATAAATAATATTAATTTTATTTTATAAACTAAAAAAAAACATCTGTGATATTACCATACAAATTTAATTTTTTAACTTCTAATATATTAATATTATAGGTTATTTTTTTATCATTTTATCCTCTCTTAAAGTGTTATCTCATTTTTTAAACTCTTAATTTCTGATAATGTTAATCCAGCACTTAATAATTTATCTATAACAGTTTGTTGAGGAGTTTCTTCTAATGGTTGATCATTTAATATATTCAAAATATTTTTTCCATACTTTTCAATTCGTTTTGGACCAAAACCATCTATTTTTAGTAATTCCTCTATATTATTAATTCTAATGTTTAATAATGATTCTATTGTTTTATTTGGAAATATTTGGTATAACTCTCGTCCTTCTTCAGAAGCCTTGTTTTTTCTAAATTCTTTTAATTTATTTTCTAAATCTTCATTGGGAATATTTAAATGTTCATTTTTTTTTTGAATATTTATTTCATATATTTTATCAGTTATAGCATCTAATTTAACATTTGCCCATTCAGAACCTTTTTCACAAATTTTAATAACAGATCCAAAAGTTTTTTCTAATTTTACTTCCATTAAATAATTATTCATTATTAAGAATCGAATTATTTCCTTAATTCTATCCTTTTTAATATTATTCAATTTACCATATGTTGACGTTTCTTTAATTGAACTATTCATTTTCTTAGAATCTGATCCATATACAATATCACATATCATTATTGTTCCAAAATTATTTTTTAATTTTTTTATTGTTTTTAATATGTAATAACATTCTCTAGTAATATCAGTTTTTACTTCCACATTATTAGACAAACAAAAATCACAATGACCACAACTTTTGATTTTTTCATTAAAATAATTTGTTATATATTGCATTCGACAACCATTATTATTTACAAATTTTTCCATTTCTAATATTCTACTCATTTGTTTTTTCCGAAAATTATCATCTGTTACATTATTCAAAAAACTTTTATTCATATTAATATCATTATTACTCCAATAAAGATAAATATTACTTTGCAAGCCATCTCTACCTGCTCTACCAATTTCCTGGTAAAAAGATTCCATATCTTTAGATATTCCATAATTAATAATTAATCTAATATTTGGTACATCTATACCCATTCCAAATGCAATAGTTGCAATAATTATATTAACTTTACCATTTATAAACTTATCTTGAATGCTATTTCTAGCTTTGTTTGATTTACCTGCATGATAACCCTTTGCTTTTAAATTAAATTGTTTTAATCTAACAACAAAATCATCTGTCTCATTTTTCGTTTTACAATATATAATTGTTTTATCATCTTTACCTAATTTTTCAATTAATTCAACTATTTCTTTAAAATCAATATCTTTATTATATTTTTTGACTATATTCACATTTAAATTATGTCTATAAAAACTTGATTTTATTATTTTGGGGTCTGACAAATTTAAAATTTTTTTAATATCTTTTATTATTCCAGGAGTTGCAGTTGCAGTTAATGCCAATACTGGTACATCTTCTGTCCATTCTTTTATAACATTTAATTCTTTATATTCTGGACGAAAATCCCCCCATGTACTAATACAATGACTTTCATCAACTGCAATTAAACATAATAAATTTTTTTCTGATAATTCTCTAACAAAACTCTCACATGTTAAAAAATATTCAGGTGAAACATAAACAATACCACTTTTTCCATTCAATAAATCATTTTTGTCAAAATTTTTATTCGAATTATTACTATTCAAACAATAAACTGGAATATTTAATTTTTGTAATTTTAATTTTTGATCTTCCATTAACGAAATTAATGGTGATATTATAATTACAGTTTTTTTTGTAATTAAAAATGGTAATTGATAACATATACTTTTACCATATCCAGTTGCTAAAATACCTATTGTATCAAGACCATTTATAAGATTTGTAATTATTTCTTCTTGTTTATCTTTTAATTTATTTAATCCAAAATTTGTTTTTAATAAATTATTCATTTATTTATTTATTTAAATAAATAAATAAATAAGCTTTTAAATTATCAATTTATTTGTTTATCTATAATATATTCATAATACGGACTATATTCATAGAAAAAATATTTGAAACTTTCATATGAATGTTCTGTTAATTTATGTAAAATTTCTTTTTGACAATAGTTCTCTATATATGGTTTTATTACAGTTTCAAACATATGTTCTAATATATCATCTAGTTCAGATTCTTTCTGAACATATGTAAATTGTTCAAAATCTGCATTATTTTCATCTAAATTCTCTACTTCATCTAAACAATTTTCATATTCATTATTAATCATTTTTAATAAAAAAATGATATTTGTTTAAATATTTTATAGCTTTTATTATTTAATTATGTGTTTTAGTTAAAAATAAAATATTATACAATTCTTATTCATATTTTCAAAAATTACAATTATTACTATTTATTATGTGTATAATCTTTTATATATTTAAGAAAAAATATAATATAAAAATATTATATTTTTACACCTTTTAACATTTTAAACGCCGACTTTCATAATAAAAATAACTTAAAGATATTATTGCTTACATATAGTAAGCAATAATGAAAACTGAGGTTGTTTCAAATCATACGATTTTTAGGTTGTAAACACGTAGCTCATAAAGCAAAAATACCGTGATTACCGTTAAGCCACTCATTTACAGACGTTCACCTATTTACATAGGAAAAAGTTCGTCCATCAGTTGTTTTTACTTGAAGATAATACTTCAAATCTTATAATATTTTTTTTGCTGACTAAGTCGGCGTTTTAAATGTTAAAAGGTGTAAAATGTAGAGTTAAAACATTTTTTTTACTTCTTCTTCACTTATAAATGTTTTTAATAAATTTTTTGATACAATCTCTAAATGTTTGATTATTTTTATTTTTTTTTTATTTAATAGATGATTATATATTAATTCTGATATAAAATCTCTAGGTAATGTATCTTTATAAGAATTCCACTTATTTGTATTTAATATTTCATTTAAATCAGAATTAGTATCAATATATGAAGTTAAATATGCATATATTGCACATTTTATTATATAAATTACATATTTAATATCGTTTAATATTTTATTTGATAGTTCCCATTCATTTTTTAAAAAGTTATAATAAAAATAAATAATAATATTACAATTATCACTATTTATAAAATATATTACTTTATCAAATATAGCTTTTTCACCATATTTAGAAGGCTCTAGTCCTTCTGATACTGTTTCATATAAATTATTTTTTAATTTAATCCATCTTTTAATTTTATTTTTTGTTATAGAAACTATCCATATATTACCATCTTTTCCTTTCTTTTTAGAATCTATTTTTTCGGCATGAGCACAATAACCTAAGCCTTTCGGACTAGGTTCAGTCCCTTTATATGTTCTGGATTTATCATTTATGCAATAATACATATATAATAATAATATAAAATAATATAATATTTTTATATTATATTTTTTTTATATATGAATTATCATAACAATATTCATAAAATTTGTTTCTTAACATTTTATTTATTAATGGATTTCCTAAATGATCATTTAGATTGCGTTTAATACAAAAATCTATCATTTGATTAAATAACATATTTGCATGATATCTTGGAGTTTTTGGATTAAGAAATTGATAAAAATCATTATTATCACTTTTAAAAGTTTGAACTAAATTAGATTCAAATATCATTTTATTCTGATATATTTCATCATATCTATTTTCTACTACAAAATTATCAAAATTATCATCAAAATATTTTAATTCGTCTATTTTAAAATTATCATTTAATAATATATTTTTATCATTATCTTTATAATAATCCTCTAAGATGTTATTTGTTAAATAATAACTTGGGGGACTATCAGCTTCATGTATTTCATTATCTAACCATTCTGATATTTTTTTATTTTTTTTTTTAATTTTAGATACTCTTTCATTTTTTGTATTCATTTAAACTTAATTCAAATTATTAGTTTTAATAATTTTAATTAATTAATTTTTAAATTGTTTATATCTAAATTGTTTTTTTATATATTTTTATTTGTATTATTTTTTCTTGGCCCTCTTTTTTTTGTTCTTTTTAAATTTACTCTTTCTGTATTTTGTTGACTGTCCATAATATATTTTGTCATTTCCATCGCTTTACCAGTATCTTTTGTTATATCTAATAAAGCATTTTGTATAGATTCTTGTTTTAAGGAACCTTTAGTATTAGATTTATTTTTACGAAGTTTACCATCTGAAATATCAATCACACTTTCATTAATATTATCCATATATTCTAAAATGAATACTTCATATTCTTTTCTTTCATCTTTTAATTCTTTTATTTCTTGATTTTTTTTTCGAATATTGTCATCTATAAGTACCCAATTTTTTACAACTTCAATAAACTCTTCTGTAACTTCTTTAGGAATTTCTTTTGTTTCTTTTTTTTCTTGTGATTCACTCATTATTCTTATATATAAAAAAACTTTTATATATATTTTTAATTATATTATATTTATTATTATATTTATGACATCATACTTTTTATATTAAAATCGGGTTCAATTGTTGATTGTTGCCATGGTGATACAGTAAATTTTGGACAAGCTGGTGCTGCTCTTAAATCATATGATGGATTCTTTAATGATTGACCAACAGTGTTTACACCTACTATGTATCTGTCGGTAACAACTAAATTATTATCATCAATATTTACTTCAGCATTAGAAAAATCTGTTTCAAACCAATTATCATTTACTTCTTTTGGTAGTAATTCCGAAGAATTAAATTTTAATTTATTTTTTTCGTTTTCATTCATTAATTTTTGCATATTTTGAGCTGTTACACTGGTATTATTTTCTTCAATATTTGCATTATTGACTTGTTGTAAATCATTCGGTTTGACATCGCTATTTAAAACAGAATCTATCATATTATCATCATCTCCTAATACATCTTGGACATCGTCCACATTTGTATTTTGTATACTTTCTTCTACATTATTAGTATCATCTATTATAGAATCACCTTCATTTATTATATTATTCTCTATTTCATTATCGTCTTCAAAAGTTTCAACTTCTCCTTCATTTTGAATTGCCTCCTTGGGATTTAGCATATGTATTAATACTACTGCCAAAAGTAAAACTAACAATAACTTAATGTTGCTATTAAATAACATCTTAATATAATATAAGAGATTTTTATTTTTTAATTAAAAAATAAAAATAGAAATAAAAACAAAAACTATATTTTTTACCAAGGAAAACTATATATTAATTACTAATCGAAATTTTTTTTAAATGAATATAAATACCGATTGTATTTTTAAATATCCAAATACCAGAAATTACAAGTTCTAAATTATATTTTTTACCTTTTTCTAAATCAAAAATCGAAGTTTCTTTATTATTTAATAAATATTTGCTTATAAATGTATTATTCGTTTTTTTTATATAAGCCTTGCATAATAATTTATATTTTGGTTTTTTATGAAATACTGATTTTAATTCAAGAGGACAATCTACAATCTCTACTAATTCATTTAATTTACTCTCTAATTTGCGTATAAGTTTATGAAATTCTGATGATATATCTACTTCGAAATTTATTAAATATTTATTATTATATTCCTCTAATCCAAAAGGTAAATAACAATTATTAACTTGTAATTCTAATAATTTATATTTATAGGAAGATTCATTCCCCCGCTCCGTCTCGGCAAGAGGTTGGAGTTCTTGCATTCCTTCTGATACATCAAAAGAGGTATCATTATCTTTTATATAAATTTGGTAAAAATCTTTTTTAGTTTGTTTTATGATTAAATCTTCAATCATTATTAAATAATTAACAAATTTATATTTAAGTATATATCTCACAAAATCTAATTAATTCATCAACAGATCTATCTCCTTTTAAATTATCTTTTTCTATTTTTTGATACTCAATATCATTAGTATTTTTACGTAATAAAATTGTAGGTACACCATCTAAATTTTTTTTTTTGTTATCTTTAAAAAGATAACATTTATCAACACTTGGATCATCACAATTTATTTCTGTAATATCTAAATCTGGATATTTTTTTTTTAATTTTTTTTTTGCTATATTCCAATTAGGTTTAATTTTATGACAAATTCCACACCAATTTGCCCAATATAATATTAATTGTTTATTTGTTTTTAAATTTATATTATTATTTTCTATTTTATCTTCTATTTTCCCTTCTATTTCATCTTCTATTTTTTTATCACTTTTTTGTATTACCACTGGTAATGGCATAAAGTAGAATAAAATTCCAATCGATATTATTAGTAATAAAAATAAAAATAACAATTTAACATTCATATATATATTTATTATTTTATTATTTACAAAAGTACATATTAAAATTAAAATTTAATATTTCTCCAGAATATATTAAGTTTTTTACATCATATAATGACAAATTCAAAATACTACTATAATTACAATTAAAATTATTATTAATATATTTTATTATCGTCTGATCTATTCCTTCAAATAAAATATCCAAATTATCTGAAATATTAGTATTATCTTTATTATTAAATTCAAATCTTAAACCATCAAAATTATAGATGATAGCATCTTTAATATTTTGTTGTAATATATCAATATTTTGTATATCAAATAAAATATTTAATATACTATCAACAATTAATTGATTATTTAAAAAATTTAAAGAATAATTAATATTTTTTAATAATTCATTCATGAATTGTAACTTCATGTTTTTTTTAACTAAGTTAATATAATCTTTTACCAAAATTGATTTATCTATTTCAGTATTACTTTTATAATAATTTATTAATAAATCATTTATTTTTTCCATTATTGCATCATTTAATTCATAGTCACTCACAAAACATATTGAATTTAAATATTCATTTAATGTTTTATTCATATAATTTTTGTAATGAATATTATTACTATAATTAAATAAATAATTAAATAAAAATTTTGATCTTATTAGAGACAAATTGCTAATATAAGGTATAGTTAAATCAGTTCTTATTTTATTTTTTAAATTTAAAAAAATATTATTAAATTCCATAATATTTATATAATTCTCTTTAATTTTTATTGGTCGCACCAGTAACGTCGAAGTCGGAGCACTCTTTCTGATACGGAAAATACTATAAAATATTATTATTAATAAACAAAATAAAAGTAATTTATTTATCATATATGAGAAATAAATATAAAAAAATTATAATTATAACTATAATTAATGTTAACTAAATTAACTTATGATTTTATCAATAAAGTTTTAGAAGAATTAAAAAAAGAAGAAAATAAAACTTTATTAGAAGAACGTTTTCTAAGCCCATTATCTGAAAATATTAGTTTAAAAATACATCCTTATATGATGACTATTTTTTTTATGTATATACTAATTTTAATATTAATAATATCTATATTGTTTATTTTAATAAAAAAAATAGAATAATTATATTTTATATATATAATGCAAATATTATCATCATTAATTTTACAATTTATATTTATATATTTATCATTAATTATAGGAGTACCAGGCACTGATCAATATAACATTTTAAAAAATAAATTAGTATTATTTTCTGGAATATTTATTTTTCAAACTTTAATTAAATCCATAAGTAAAGCTAGATCTGGCTGTAAAGTTTCTTTAAAAAATTTACTAGTTGACTCTTTTTTTATATCTACACTTTCTATAGTTGGCTATTCATTTTATATCGACTTATCTTTGATTGATTCTACCAAACATGTATTTAAAAAATTTAGTAATGATCCGTATATGAGTTCATTAGCCATTAGTAGTATAATTACTGCCTTAATATTATTTGTAACAATAATACAATTTTTAGTTAAAGGATCTATTGATGAATGTGAAGAAGAAAATGAAATATATTAATTTTATTATTAATTTCTAAAATTAATATATGAATGCAAATAATATAAATAAACTAATAAAATATTTAGTTTATGGATTAATAGTTTATACTCTTTTTGAATATGTACCTCAAAAAAAACTTCCATCTAGTGATATATTTATAATGATATCTATTATTATTATCTCTTTTATTATTTTAGATATTTTAACACCTACAAATTACTATAATAATTCTCATAATCAAGTTATTGAAAATCTTGATGTACCTGTTCTATTTAATGATGATAAAATAGAAAATGAAGATAATGATGATGATAATGATGATGATATAGATGATTCAGATTATGATAATAAATATATTAATTTAATTAAACCACAAATAATAAAGGATTTTGAAGATAAAAAAATTTTAACTAATAACGAAACTGATGAAATTATTAATTTATGTTCTAATAAAAATAATTGTTTTAATAAAATTAAAGAATTATTAAACAATAAAAAAATTAATAATGATCAATTTATTGAATTAAGAATAGCTTTTGGTTTAGATAAATTAAGTGATTTACAAGAATTATATTTGCAAGAACGATTAACTAAAGAACAAGCATTTAATATTGCAATTATTATTGACAGTGATTCAAAACAATTTATAAAAGCAATACTACAAAAATATGTACATGAAAATATTATCAATCAACAAGATTCTAATAAAATATATAATAATTTAGAATTAAAAGAAGATGACAATATAGGTAGATCATATTTAGCAAATATGATCAAAGACAATCTGTTAATCCCTATAAATGCAAAATTAATTGATGACAAATGTTCTTCTTCATCTATGGATTCTTGTGCAATTCAATTAAATAAATTCCTTAAAGATAAAAATATTAATACTGTTCAAGCTGTTGCTATTTTAAAAGGATACAATAAACCTGGCTTAAATAATTTAATGCATGATAATTCTTATTACGGATCTATATCAAATGATTCTGAATTAAAAGGTATAGAAACTAATGCAGATTATGGTGATATTAATGCAAATGATATGTTATTAGAAGATGAAGAATTATTAAAACAATCGAAATCAATAGTAACCCCCCCTAATTCTGACAATATTGAAAATAATCTTCAAAATATAGACTCTCAAAATATAAACTCTCAAAATATAGATTTAAAAAAAATGTTAAAGTTCGCATCTGATGTAATCACTGACGAAACTAATGAAAATGACAAATATTCCTATAATTATACAAATGATATGAAATATAGTATATATACAGATGAACAACATAATCCATTAGGTAAATATAATAAAGATTTTAATAACAATTTTATTAATGGTAATTCTTATTTAGCTACTGATAAATGGAAAGTACCTGAATATGACAATCCTACCTGCAAATTAGAAGAAAATTGTAATACTTGTGAAGAAGATTATGAAGGATACCCGGTCGATGTATCTAAATGGGATTATACAAGAAAAATATTACCCAGAGATAATATTAATATTAATTATATTCAAGATAAATTAAATTAATTCATATTTTTTTCCATATTAGTTACCAATTTTATTAAATCATTAGAGTAATTACATTTTTTAAATTTATAATTACTCCATATTTTTGATAATTTTTCAAGTTCCTGAAAATCATCTAGTTTTGATTGATTTATTATAAAAAATCCTCTCTTATAAAAAATTTCATCTGATTCACCTAATTGTTTATTTAAGATTATAGAAATACCTTTTTTATAAAATTCCATATAGTTTTTAATAATTATTTATTTAAATATATAATTATTTAATAATTCAATTTCTGCTAAAAAAAATATAATAGTATTATATATATAATGTTAGATAGCATTTTAGCAGACAGAGATTTAGTCGTCGATTGGGTAAAATTTAGCACAATGTTCGTAGTTTCAAGATTATTGGTAGGAGGAGATTTAGGTGATCAAGCATGGATGATGCAATGCTTATACACTTTATTAGGATTCACTGCCTACCATATGGTAACAAAGAAAATGATACCAAATAATTCTGAAAATCAAGTAATGCGTAGAGTAATGAATACATGGATCAAAGTAGGAACTATGTTAGCAGTTTCAAGATTGCTATCAGGTGAACCACTTGATGAAGAATGGATGATGTCATCTTTATACACACTTCTCGGATTTAATGCATTCGATGCTGTAGTACAAGATCTTGTTCCATTAGATATGTTCCCTACTGAAACAATGAAACAAGTAGCTATAGATGCTCTTAATGTAGCATCTATGTCAACAGTATCAGCTTTATTAGCTGGCAAAAAATTAGATGAAAAATGGGCAATGTCCACTTTATATACATTCTTAGGGTTTGCTACCTATGATGTAGGCACAAGTAAATTATTAAATTAAATTTAATTAAATTAAGTATAGATATTACTAAATAAGTTTAAAATTATTTAGTAATTTCATAATTATATATAATAATGTTTGACTACAAACTAATTTTAATTTTAGCTTTGAGTATAGTATTACTTTTTTTATATAATAAAGTAGATTTATTGAAATCGGAAGTAAATATACTAAAAAAACAAACAGAAAAACAAACAGAAAAAGAAATTCATTATAATAAAGTATCTAATAATGAATTTTTAAATCAAAAACAAAATATTATTTCAAATAGTACAATACCTATACCAATTCAAAATTGTGAAAATGGAGTTTGTAAAATGCCAATACCTACTCTAATTAAGGTAGAACAAAATAAATCACAAAATATAAATACAATCAATTTTAATTTATCAGAAGAAAATAATGAATTAAATATAACATCTGATAAAATAAAAATTAAAAATACTTCAGAATATTCTGCAACCGAAAATGATTCTGATGATGACTATGAATTAAATAATTTAACTTCATCCGAAAATATGATTATTTATTCTAATGAAAAAAGTGAACAAAAAAATGTTATTGAAGTAAATACTACAAATAGTCAAATTGTATCAGATACAATTGAAATATCACAACAAAATAATATATTCTCTGAAATAGTTAATGTTGAAGAATTAATTGATCGTTTAGGTGAAGAACCTATTATTGTACAAACAAAATCAGTAAATTTATCAAATAAACCTTCTACATATTTAGATATTATTTCTAATTCATTTGATTCACCCAATGAACTTAATTCACCCAATCAACTTGATTCACCCAATGAACTTGATATAAATATGCAATTAAACGAAATGAAATTTAAAACAAATGATTCTATTCATTCAGACTTAGACTATGAAATTTCAAGTGATAATAATAAAATAAATAAATCTTCAAAAATAGACGAAGCTAATATTATCACTGAATTATTAAAGTTCTCTGATTATAAATTAAATGATTTACAAAATATTGCTAAAAAAAAATACGTTGATATTACAAAAATTGATAATGGTAAAATTAAAAATAAAACAAAAAAAGAATTATATAATGAAATATTAAAATTAAATAATTAAATATTTTAATTACATTAAAATTAAAATATTTAGAAATTGTATAATGAATAGTGATAATAAATTCGGCGAATGTTGCAAATGCCCTGCAAAAATGAACGACGGACGGTTATTTACTAACTATCTACCAAATTCTACATTAAACTCATATGTTAAAAAAGTTAATAACATTACATCAGAAAATGACTATAGACAATTTCTACAAAAAAATGGAAGTAAAATAATGGATAATGAACGAACATTCATGTCCCTTAACAAAAAATGTAATTTTGCTCCCGTTGATGTTAATTCTAAAAAAAAATAAACATGGAGAGTATCTGAAGGACTGAAAGCCCACCTATAAAATAATAATTTGATTAATTAAATTATTATTTTAACTTAAACTCTAACTATTGTTACAGCTTCAGTACCTGATCCAACATTTGTACATATAAATCTAAATTTAGCTGTTTCCATTCCATATATTTTCTCGTTACCTGATATACTTATATTTGTATCACCAACTAGAGTAATAACATTAGCACTACTAGTAGCCAAATTATTTATTACTAAATCAAATGCATCATTAACAGCAGCTGTATGAGATTTTTCTGATAACATAGCTGCTATAATACCCGCAGCAGTTAAAGTAGTTAAAGTAAGTGTAGTACTAGGTATACAATTTAAAACTTCACATACTGTTTCTGTATCTGTCATAGTATGACTTGTACTTGTACTTGGACCAGTAGAAGGTTCAACTGCTTTATAAAAAAAAGAATCTAATCTTCCTTGAACTTGTAAAGCACTTGTTGGATTTCCGGTTCCTATTCCTACATTCATATATGAATATGCAGTAGATGAATCATTTCCTGAACCTATATTCCAACCCTTATTTGAATTACCAGTGGTTACACCTAATTTTACTGGACCTGTGATCATTATATCAAATCCATTTTCTGCTGGTTTTAGAGTAGCATCGGTAGCTAGTCTAAAACAAAATTCTGCATTTGTTGTACCTGCTGCAGTTGTTAAATTAAGTTGAACTATATTTGGTATCAAAACCTCGGTTGCTTCTGTAATTCTTACAGAAGAAGATGTTGATTTCGGAGTAAGCATTATACATGGAGGGGATGTAAATGTTTTACCATACTCTAATTCATAATAATTACCTTGGCCGCCGTTTTTTTGTGTTATTCTAAAGTTTGGTGGAAGATTATTAATTGTTGGTGCTATTAAAGATGTAGTAACAGATGTAGCAGCAGATGTACTATCATTGTCAACTAAAACTGTATCTGCTGTTGCTAATGCATGTGCAGCTATAACACATCTTATTGTAAATAAATTAGATTCGTCTGAATTTAATGGCCTGAAAACTGACATTATATATATTAATATAAATATAAATAACTTACTTTTTAAACGTTTTTATATTCCTGCATTT